TGACCCTAAAACTGAACTTTCTATAGCATGGGCTTTAGTACCTACGGCAGTCCCCTCCGAGTACCCCACTAATGTAATAGAAGGAAAGACAAAGCGAGTAATACCGCTATCTGGTAGTAGTATGCTCGCAGGGGCTGTAATATAGGCGAAGCCGTCGAGCAAGTTGTTTACTGTAGCTTCGACCCGCACTTCCGCGCCACTGTCTGTACTTATTAGAGTCCTAGCGTTTCGTACTACAAAGCCTACGTCGCCTAAAGTAACAGTGGCGGTTGCTGCTACAACCGTATATGCGGAGGTTATTTTGGTGGCGTTAGGAACAATCGCAGCGGTAGCGTTTACCTCGCTAAAGCCAATACCGGCGGCTACAATTGATGTTGTGGCAGCAGTACCTTCAAAACCTATAGAGACTGGTATTACGCGCACTATTAAAGCTATTACAGTCGCGGTAGCTATTACTTCGCTGCTAGCGGTAAGTAGTGAGCCAGAAATAACGCGTATTACCGCTTGGCCCAACACCTGTGCCGCGCCGTGATGCGTATGAAGCGGTTGAGGAATTATTAAGGCGGTAGCGTCTACCTCGCTAGAGCCAGACTCTATAAAATTAGCGGTAGCGGTTATTTGTGCAGATGCCGCGACGGTAGCGCCGCCTAATATACTAAACAGCGAGCGCGAACCATTAACTACTACACTGTTTAGTGTATTTAAGTTCATGCTATTTTCGCCTCAGCAGTTGTACTAGCTAAGCCAGTTTAAAATAATAGGGCGGGCGTTGCGCGCCGCCCAATTTAACTGCTATTAGGCCAAGGTAACAGTAATAGAGTTTTCACCAAAAGACAAAACGTCGCCCGTAAGCAGTGTTTTCTCGGTAGCGAGTAGGGAGTGAAATAGCAAGTTTGCGCTCGTTGAATTCCCGTCAAAAATACCGATGCCTTTGATTGTTACGCTAGCAGCGCCGTTGTTTGCTGCAAAAGTAATTACCTTCGCATTACTAGTACTACCTTGCGTTGCGTTGGGAACCTCCCAGCCAGTTACGGTTGCCGCGCCAGTAGTCCCGTTGCCGTTTGCTGCGTCCACACGCCCGTAGTTAGACCACTGGCTAGTGCTAAGTACTTCACCCGTGGGAGTCCCTAGAACATCAGCGGGGGCTACAGTAAACAACCCTATGTATATTGACGTTGGCGAGGCGTAGGTGTCTTGACGGAAAATATGGTTTAGCAGGTGTGTTTCTAAATAGTCTGAAAATTTAGCCATTGTGTTACTCCTAAAAGGTTATTGTTAGCCAACGGCTGCGCTTGACGCAGTGTTAGGGTTATTAGGTGATTTAGGGCCAACTTGAATAGTTGCCGAAATCTCAAGGCCAATAGCGTTGGCGAACGCTCCATAGTGCGCTTGGGCGCGCTGCGCGTTGCCCGCATACTCACTATCTTTCGTATAAGCTCTATACATAATATAGTCTTGGATTATGTTGCCATAAATATCTGGCACGTCCAAGGTGCCCGATACGTCGCTATATAGTGAACCTGCTATCGGCTCAGCTATGTCCTGTGGGTACACGGAGTAGACCAAATCAACTTTTGACGTTGTTAGAGCTGGGGGGTATACATAGTACACAGTAGGGTCTCTAGGGTCATACATATAGTGGAGTAGTTCCTGCTGTCCGGTAATATCATGCCAGCCGGGAGTTTGGGCGTCCAAAATCTCTCGGTTAACCAAACGCATAGACTTTTTACTGTTAGTGGTGCTGTTGCGGATAATCTCAATAAGTTTAGAGCCGTCGGTTCCGGGCAAAGTTTGCCGGGTGCCCGCTACCAAAGAGGCGGTAATATTCCTTACGAGCGCGTCAGGGCGATACAAAGCCACTTCGCGTTGCCCATCATTTAAGTACCGCACTAGTTCTTCAGTAGGCCAGCGTACAGAAGTGCTGTCTTGTAGAATGTCGATACACCGCTTAATTATACTTTTTGCTGCTAAAGCCATGAGACTACCTCACAAAAGGCCGTGGTTTTACATCTAAAGAGCCGACTACGCGGCCCATGTTGCTCTCTACCCGTGCTTTATGGCACTCCATGCTCGCTTGTTTTTCATGGTACATAGCCGCCATTGGGTCGCTAAACGCTTGCCCCGTCAACGACATGATGCGGGATAACGCTCCGTGAACTATACCATCCATCCAGTAAATGTACAGCTCATCAGCGAAAGATGTAGCGTCGCGCTTCGGGCGAACTACCAAAGACATGGTAATAGAATAAGCATCGTCAGGTGTGCTATACAAGTTTAGCTGTAGTTCACCCGCGTCTTGCGTTATAAAATAACGAGTTGGCTTAGCTTTAGAACTGGCAACTGTGGGCAGTTTTTCCCTAGGTAACGGGCTAATCTCCACGTCGTCTATTTCTAGGCTTATAACGCGCGAAAAGTCACTGCCTTGTGGCAAGTCTAAGTCGTAAGTGGCTTGGTTATCGACCGTGAACTCAGGGTCTGGCGTAAACCTCAAGATGGTAGACTTCTCGCAAAAGTATATTGCGGAGTCCACAAGCGCCTGTTCTGCAAGCGAAGTAGGGCAAGCCGTTACGTAAGGCAGTACTCTAGGTAGAAATTCTGCTAATGCTTTCATACCTTAATTTACTCTGACGCAGCCATATAAGCAACTTCTTCAGAGATCATTTTTAGCTTTTTTAGCTGGGGCTTTGGCTTTGACTTTAACTTTGGGTTTAGCTTTGGGTTTTTCCGCTACACCGACAGCTATGCTTGCCTCTCGTTCCGCCAATAATTTAAGGCCAAGCTCATTAAGCTCAAACGCTTTGTTGTCGATCAAAGAGCCTATATATTCAGGCTTGCCGTTGTATTCAATACGGAGTTTATTGGCGTCGGCAAAGCCGCCTAGCTCTTTACACAATTCTTCAGGGGTCATACGCTTCTCCTATGCGAAAAACTGCGGGGGGATTACCCCCCGCAAGTTATTCAACTATCGCTATTTCTAAAGAACCTTAGCAACAATCAACGCTTCGTTCTTAACCACTTTGCGACCATATACTGCCAATCCGCGAACGATGTCGCCAAAGTCAGTTTGGTTGCGCAGAGGCTCAGTCTTGCTGATTGTCATTGCGAACGAGCAAGCGTGCTTAGTACCTGCAACCATAGTCCTACGTGCCAATGCGTCCGTCAATGTCGCGCCGCCAGAAGTGGCGGATAGGCCGGGAACCAACGCCTTAGCGGCAGCGCCTTTAGGTAGGAGATTAGACACATAAACCGTAAAGCGGTCAAGCATACCGATTTTGCCAGTGCGGATAATACTAGAGCTGTCACCAGTAAAGTACGCCTGTGCAATATTGGTCTGCATCAAGATTTGACGGTCAAAAGGGCTAATAACTAAGAAACGACCATCTTCAGGCACGTTCTGCTCATCAAGTGCAGCAGACATTGCAAGGATAGTGTTAAGTAGTCCGGCAGAGGCAGCACCAGATACTGCAACAGGCGCAAGGTCAGTACCTAAGTTGTAGTTAGCAGAGATCGCACCTGCGGTAGCACCTGCGTTAGCAGCGGCTGGGCCATTAGTAACGAAGGTATTGAAGAAAACTTCATCTTCAATAGCTATCTTCAGTTGCTTAGCAGCATCTTCGGTAAACATGTTCATCAAGTCCATATCGGCTTGTTGAGCAAGAACGTCATTTGTCTGCACGCTAAAGTACTTAGCCTTATTTACCTGCATATCTTGAAAGATAGGGACAGGAACTTCAGTCGCCAAGGTTGAACCAGCACCAGTGTAATCATTGATGGTGATTGAAGGAGCAGTACGGATACGAATAGTATCGCCTTTGTTCTTCAATTCGCCTTCATAGTCGGTGTTCATAATTTCTGACAGCATAGTGTTCTGGTAAAACTTCGCCAGTAATTTGCCAGACCACAGAGTTGGAATAAACGACCCTGTGTACTCAGGGGAGGTGGTAAAGTCACCACTAGTTGGGAAAACAGCCATGATAATATGCTCCTATAGCAAAGTTGTTACGCGGATACTCGCCCTTGGGCGTAGGCCGCGTCGATTTCAGCTTCAAGTTTTTGAGCATCGTCGGTGCGATTTGAGCTATTAAGCTGCATGACCTTAGCAAACATGCCCCTAATATCACTATCAGTGTAGAGCTTGCCCTGCTGGCTACTTCTACGCTGCGTCGTACTCGCCACCTTAGATGGTTGAATCTGACTTTCAAGTTCTTGTGAGGTAGCTTTCTTAGCGGGTTCAGCAGCTTGTTTAGACTCTCTAAACAAGTTTACATAGTGCGCGACACCTTCAGCGTCGCCTTCCGTGAAGGCTCTCTGCGCCGCGCTTGAGCGCGGGCCTCTCAGCATTGGGTCAACCTCACCTAGCCACTTAATCCACACAGGGTCTACATTTAACTGTGCAAAATCAGGTACTAGGGCAGTTAGCCTTTGCTCGAAAGACGATTCTCTAACCGTTTCGCCCTGACGTGCGAGCTGTTTATTTAGCTCGTTATTCTGGGCGGCTACGGCTTCGAGCTTATCACTAAGCTCCGCAGTTTCTTCGCGTGCAACTTTGCGCTGGAACGCTATCATCTCCTCACCAAATTCTTGGCGGTCTTCATCAGTAACAAGATTACGTTTAGCTACTTTCTCGGCAGTTGCCTTAGCTTGCTCAACATCATTGTTAGCTTTCTCGACAGTGCTTTTAAGAGCGTTAAACTCTGCTTGCATGTCTTTTAGCTGTCCATGAAGTCGAGGAACCTCGGCGTCGTACATCCCCTGTAGGGTTTTGTACTTTTGCTGCCAAACTTTCGCGTCGTCGTCTTCTTGTTTTTCTGGCTCTGCCTCAACAGGTTCGGGTTCTAGCTGCTTAACGGGTGCAGTTGACTGCTCTGCTTCTGGAGTGACAACTTCCGCTACTGGCACATCTGGGTCAGTAGGCTGTTGGTCTCCATATAGCTGCTTCTCAATAGCATCTAATTCTGCTGCTTGGTCTCTAACTTGTTTTGGTAATGCCATCTCTATCTCCTAAAGCTCCAACTCTGCTACGCGCTCCTAACGGTGTGCGTGTAACGTAATGGTTTGCCGGACGTTACTGCGGGCTATCAACCCGCGCTAATACCTCGGACGATGTTTCCACCGCGTCGAGAAAATCTTGTAGTGCTTTCGCTATGCCTTGCAAGCGATGTATATTTACTGAGTCCTCTGCCCGCACTAGCGCCTTCTTTGTGTCTTCTAGTGCGGAAGCAAATAAAGCCTGTAAGTGGCTATGGCCTGTCCTGCACTCCGAAAGCGCCTGTAAGTGGTGCCTATTGGGTTTGTACCCTATAAATATGTTCATTACGGCAAATCTATACTAAGTTTGCAACAATCGCAACTAGTTGTTGCGTAGTTGTACTTATAACAGTTGTTAAAGGGTTGATTGACCATATGGGTACTATCATAGTTAGGCTTTCTTTTTTGCCGTAGCTGACAAGTCTTTAAAGTGAAACAACTTGACGCTTGTTTTGCCGTGGGTCTTGCCTGTGTGTAGCGAGCCATCAGGCATTTTGTGAGTACCGCCGGTGTATGCAGTGCCGTCTTTTTTGT